AGTTGGATCAGCGCCTCGTTGGCATAGAAATACGGCTGGTAGTAACCGAGAGAATTTCCCATCTTTGTTCCCCGTAGCTGTTTGGTTGACTGTTTGTGACTGTCTACCGGCCCGGCAGACACGCTTTTGGTGCAAAAGCGGCCCGCTTTGCCCAACTACCGGGACCAAAGCCCTCGGTCCCTCATCAATATGCTTCGACGCCCACTACTGGATGACCAGTTCTGCCCCGGCCTTCTGTGCTCGCTCTTTTGCCGCGCGGTACTTTACCGCATCCGCAGCATCCGCTTGGCTGAGGACGTGGCGACCTCCCATCGCCGGCCGTCCCCCATGGCCAGCTGCCCCACTCCCGGAGGCATTGCTGCCCTCAAAACAGACGGCAAGAGCCTGGGACGCCTTGAATTCATTGACCAACTCCGCCACACCCATCAGGTCGGTGGAGTTTTGTGCGTTCGTAATGCGCGGCGTACCGTCCGCGTCTACTACCTCGATTCTGAATCCACCCTGCCCGTCCGGCTTGACCCTGGTACACGCCCGCACCTTGTCGAGCATGACATCCTGCCAGTCCGCCAGCACCTTGTGCGCCGCAAACGCCTTCCGCGCCTCCGACACCAGATGACTCTGCCCGTGAGCCTCAACCGCCTTGTCTCGCTCCGCGGCAATCATGGCGTTCTCCGCCTTCAACGCCTCGACTTGCTTGCGGTACTTCGTGTCGTACTGCTCTTCGATCGCCTTGACCTGTTGCTTGACTTTGTCGTCGAGGTTCTCGGGGTCTCCAAGATCCTTCACTTTGGCGATCGCAGCCTTGGCCTCTTCCGGGTCAATTCCCTCGAACATCGCAAGCTGCTCGCCCTTCTTCTGGTTCTTGGCCTTGAGGTCGGCCATCACCTTTCGCATCCCCGCCGTATCCTCAAGGGCAAACACCTTGCCATCTATCGACACGCTCTCGACGTCCAGCACACAGAGGCCGCTATCGGTCTCCGCGTAGAACTCCTTCTCCGGCCCATTGAGAGCCTCGAACTCTGCACTCGTCAACGCTGCCTTCAGCTTCATGCTATTCCCTTACAAATCCATTCGACGGCAAACTACTACATGCCTCTACGTAGAGGCAAGCACAAAATCATTTTTTTTGCTCCTGCCAACGATCCGCCTGCTTCTCCCACTCGATCTGCGTGACCCTGCCCTTCGATCGAAGATAGCACTCCCGGCACGGATAGCGGTTCTCCCGGCCCTCGCCCACGTCCACGAACCCATGCCCGCCGCACGTATAGCGATAAGGATACCTGTCAATCGAGCGCCTCCAGTTCCTTGAGCGTCAGTACCCGCCCCCGGTCGTCCACGAAATCCCGAATGGCCACCTTGCCCGAGCGGAACAACTGCGCCTTGCCCTTACCCAACACCAATTCCTGCGTCCCTTGATCCTGGTCCCTGAGCCATTCGCCATAGGTGATTTTGTCGGAAACCCGGCCGTTCATCGCCGCCCGCTCACTGGCCGGCATCTCATCGAAGCTGAAGCCAAGTTCTTTCCACGATTTCACCACTGGAACCGTCGTGCATCGGCAGCCATAGTGCTGAGGCGGACGAGGCCCATCCATCAAGCCAAACACCTGCCCATCGTATCCAGCGCAAATCTCGCACGTCCGGGTATCCAGTGTCGCGACAAACTGCACCCCCTTGACCACCTCTGTATTCGCCTGATAGGTGGCTTGTCGCACGTTGTTGACCACCCCGGACACCGCCGTGCGAACCACCGCCTCCACCTCCCGCCTGGATCGAGCGAGAATACCATCCCGGTATCGGTTCTTCGCCGTGCCCCGGATGCGCCTTGTGATCTGGTCGATCCCCTCTCCCTCCGCTACCCCGATCATGATCTGCTGGTTGATTCTTGTCGCCACAGCCGGGGCCAGTTCTTCAAACCACTCCCGAATCAGCCTGCCATGAATCGGCTTGTTCACTACCATTTCTCGGATCGTCGGGACCGACAGGCCCGACACCGACACACGCACCGGCAACGCCTTCTCGATGACGGCCGCGTCCCACTTGCCCTGGCTCTTGCCCAGGTCGATCAGGTCAGGCTCAAGCTCTTTCTCCATTTGGAGGTAGGCCGCCGCCATGACTTCCTTGACGCTTCGCCGCATGATCTCGATACGGTTGAAGGTCAGGGTTTTGCCGGCATACCGCGTCAACTGGTCAACCAGATCGGGCTCGAGACTTCGGTTGAAGAACGAGATGATTTTCCGCACCTCACCGCTCTTGTATCGCTCCAGCAAGACAGCCTGCCGGATGATCCGGTCGCGAACCACGTCATTGACCGATCTCAGCTTGGCAACGTCAACCGCCATGCGCCGCCCTTGCCCTCAACAGGTCTACATCCAGCCGGTCCATCAGGATCGTGCCCGCCAGATTGTGGGCCATTGCATCATGCCCGTTCTTCACCGCCGTGTGGCAAAGATCGATGGTCTTTCGGTTGCGGTCCCGCTTCAACGCCCTTGCCTCTTGGATGGTTGGCTTTCTATTGCTCATTCATTTCTCTCCGTATCGTGATCGACGATCCCAATGCTTGCCCCGAGACCAGCTTCGCAATCCCGACCAGAATCTCATGCGCCTCAACAGGGGCTTCGGCAAGGAAACAGGCTTCGTTGCCGCCGCCGGCCAGTACAGCGGCCAGTAGAACCACGCCCCACAAAGGCGGGTATAGCACCAGCCGTACACCATCCCCAGTGACTCAAGCCCGGCGTCATCCCTCAAAATGACCCCTCCACCTCTTCGTCCCCGATACTGTCCATCAGAAAGTCCGTCTTGACGATTTCAAGCACACCCACAATCTCGGCAGTGCTCATATCGAACTCCTGGGCGTGGTAATCAATCTGCTTCCTGATCGCCTCTTCCAGTTCCTGTGCCCCGATCAAGCTCATCTTCTTCCCTGCCAATCACGTTCAGGTCCGGCCCTTCCTGCTCGATCCGGGCCAATTCCTCGTCGATGTCGTGGTTCTCTGTCAACAGCCCACGGAGCTTGACGCCCTCCAGAATTGTCCGTCGCGACAGATCGCCGCGATCCCTGAGCTTCTGGAGGTTGTCGAGGTCCTGTGCCGATCGGGGCAGCAGGCCGAAGTCGTCGTAGATGTCCACCTGGAAATCGTCTGGCAGGGTTTCGCCAACCCATTCCGCCGCTAGATCGAAAGCCTGCTTCAACGCCACCTCTTCCTCGCGAACCCACGACTGAAGGTCACATTGCCCCTTGCCTTCGTCAATAGCCTTGCCCATCGCGGTCTCGTTGCCCCAGGACCGCACGGTCAACGGCCCCATCGCCAGCGACTCCATCTGCTCTTCCAGGTGGCGAAGCTCGTTTTCGCCGGCAGTGACCGCAGAGCCGCTATGCTCGATGATCTTCATGTCCGCATCGGAATTGGCGGACCGAACAGCATGATTGACCCCCCACACCACCGGCTGCTCCATTTCCTTCGGCGTGAGCCCCTTGATGAACACCACGCCCGACCGTGCGAACCGAAGATTGTTCCTGTGGTCGCTCTGGCTCTGGTAGTGCGCCAGGTTCATGTACGCCAGATCATCCAAGGCAGGAGACCCGGTCATCAGTCCCGTTGAATTGATGTAGAGAGTCACCAATGCGATCTTGCCCAGCGTGATCGTCCCAGACTCCACTTCCACCCATTCACCCTTCGCTCCTTGCTCGAACAGCCGCCAGTTGTCCGGCTCAATCACCCGGACCCTCTTTCGCGTGGACACGCCCCATTCACCATCAGGCACCGACTCCGACTCACTGATGCGAATCTGGCTCAATCGCGTTTCGCCATTGACCGACTCGGCTTGCCAATGAATCAGGTTGACAGGGTCGATCAACACGAACCGGGGTCGTAAACCAAGCGACCTCTCTTCGGCGAGATTCGCCGCCGGCACCAATGGATAGTCCACCAGAATGTGGCACAGCCCGCGATTGATCGCCACCTTGAGGAACTCTCGACCGAAGGCCCGCAGGCTTCGCCTCTGTGAATCCACGGAATCGGGCATGGCCCTGATCTTCTCGGGCAACTCGCCTACCAGATTGACGTTTTTGGCAAAGGGACGCCTCGCCAGCCCCAAAACTGTCCGCTTGTAGGCGTTGTAGAGCACCGACCTCGACAGCCTTGCGTCGTACGCCTTCTGCTTCTCCCCATCCTCTTTGGGCAGCCATTTCTGCCCGGCAGCCTTCATGGCCGCCGTGCCGCCCATCAGGTCGTCCACAAGCTCCCATGTCGGAAACATCTCCATGTAAGCCGGATGAAGGCTGTCCACCGCCACCTTGGAAGTCACCATGATCGTCTCCGTTCAAAAGAGCCCGGACGGCTCTTGGACGTTATCTGCCAATGCAGAGTTCCTTGATCCGGCAGTTAGCCGCGGAGCAGCGGCACCGACCGTCCGGGCAGACCACCACAACGCGAGAATGGCCATCACTTCACCGCTCGTTTCAGGAGGTATTCGAAGAACTTGTTGCTCATCCATCGCCCCTCTTTGCCCACACGAAGGGAATTGCTCGGGTCGTTCGGGTCGATTATCATCGACCCCGCCTTGACGTAGTGCATGTCCACATCGTTCGGGTCGCTGGTCACGAACACCGGACCCACGTCCAGATAGGTCCTATGGACGCAGGATGTCGCTGATATCGCTATCGTCGTCAGAATGAGCAGCCTCATGCACAGCCTCATCCCGCTCCCTCTCTTGCTCTTGCGATGCTTTGTCCCGTGAGGCATACCACCTCCAGACCCCCAAGGCCAGCAACAGTGCCGTCGCGACAATCGAGCCGATTGTGCCCACCGGGTCACTCCGACTTGGGTACGTTGTCCTTGATCGACTGCGCCACACCGTTGACGCCGGCCCGCAGCGTCGTCAGCCCCATCCCGCCGATGATCGGCCAGACCCATTCGGGCACCTCGAACCACCCCATCGCCTGGGCGCAGCCCAAAACCGCCACCACGACGGCAATCAGGTAGGTTTTCTTGCCCGTGAGGAATGCGAGAACCTTCGTGAAATCCATTTCCAGGCCCTTTCAAAGTGACCATGCGAAGCGTGTGCTTCTATTTGCCAGCATCCAGAAGTAGAGACAAACAGGTGTCACGGCAAGGGAAATTTGGGTGGGCGCACAAAAAAAGCCCGGTCAGGCCGGGCCATGTTATGTCGGGGGGCCGTCGCAGCTACTTCGCTTCGGTCTTGGCCAGGGCGGCTTTAGCCTCCAGCCGCTCGCCTTCGAACCATCCAGGATTACATATCCGTGTCTGGTGGGCGAGAATTGCATCATGGCAATGAACCAGTGCCTTCCTCAGCTCGTCCCTCTGCTCTGCCAGCTCACGCGGGGTCAGGCCGGTCTCGGTGTAGACGTTGAAGGCGTCCGCCATCACTTCGGCACGTCTCTCGTCGGCATCGTGCCCACCGTGCCCGGACGTTTCGGCAATGAATACCCTGCCATCGTCACAATACAATCGGTGCCGGTACTCGCCGGTGACAGGGCCGACGATGCACGGTCCCGGCGTCGGCTTTGCTTCGGTCTTGCTCATGGGTCAGTCCTCCACAAAGAGCCCGTGCGCGAACGCACAGATGCTCGGCTTGGTTTCGCAGCGGACATGATAGAGCCCGTCTGTGTCGCCGTGGTCGCTGCGATGCTGCTGCGCCGCCGCTTCAACGGCTTCAGTGCTGGCGAACGGTCCGCGCAACTCAGGCTCGACGTCGCCGAAGATGATGAGCAAATAGTGTTGATGGTCCATCGTCATACCTCCAATTCTCTGCCCCGGCGCGGGACCGGGGGCAGGGGGCTAGTCGCCCCAACGGTAGTGCTGGCCGTTGGAGGCTATGTAGTCATCGCAGGATTCGCGTCGGCCGTCGATGATCTCGCAGGCGATTTCCTCTGCGATATCTGCCGGGCAGTTCAGATCATCCACGCTACGCCAGCAATGACCCTGGCCACCACTCATATCGATCTGTACGCAGTAGTTTGCCATCATCTCGTCCATCTCAGTCCCCTTTCATCGGGTTGCGTGTTCGGTTTCTCTGCCCCGGCGCGGGACCGGGGGCAGGGGGTCAGTCAATCAATCTCTGTACGTTCCACGACCTCTATCGCGTCGTCGTCCTCGTCCATGCGCGCCTCAGCCTCTCGCATATTGATGACGGCCGTGATATGACGGCATTGTTTTTTCGCTGGACAGGTGCAGGACATCGTGAAATACATACTCCCCATCTCGTCCAATCGCGTGTGAGAGCGTACGTGGTAGGTGCTGCCGGATTGACTAACGACATCCCACCCCCTATCTGTGTCAATAATATTCGTGAGGCGATATCGCTTCAGAAATGCGTCCCAACTATCGCCTTTGCGTTTTTCTGTTGTTGGCTCCATCGTCAATCCCTTTCAGTCGGTTGCGTGTTCGGTTGTCAATCCCATTGTCTATATATAGTATATCGGCAGCCTATACGTTTGTCAATAGAGAAATCCGGGAAAATGCGAAAGATTTTTGTGTTTTGTAGGCCAGCGAAACCATGCTGGGTTAGATGAATTTAGAATTGCGTAATCTCGAATACCGGGTCCGCCAGCGGGAACTCCTCGTGGATGTAGTAGCCGGCGGCGTCCGATAGGTGCGTGAGCGTCAAATCGCTCGCCTTGTCGATCTCTCCAGTCTTCTCATTCCAGGTAACCCCCTCGAAGTCCATCACCGTTCGCGGACACTTCACCGGGTCCACCAGGAAGCGAATCTTCTCGTCGGCGGCGCGAATCCGACTGTTCATCGCATTGATTCGCACCCGCTCACGGGGATTGGATTTCTTGTAGGCCGGATAGAGCCGCCCGCCGAAGACCGGGCTCAATGCTTGCTCGATCAATTCCCAGTCCGATCCCGCTACCTTTGCCGATCCTCGAGCCCCGCCCGTCGCATCGCCGTAGCACCAGACCTCGCCAGGGTGGGCACCGTACCGCTCAATCACTTCCCGGCACACCCGGACCGTGTTGCTGTTGTTGCGAATCCACACCTCATCGATGCAGCATGTCACCGTCTTGGCCCGGTCCACGTCCAACCGATCGCCCCGATACGGCTGCTCTTGGCAGATCAAACAGATCCCAGGCGCGACGTTGAAGTCAAAGCAGAGAATCAAAGGCAAGCTCGGATCGTATCGCAACCGCTCGCTCGCGTGAGTCTCCTGGAGGAACCCATAGTACACCCGCCCCTCGAAAGTCACAAAGCTGGCATTGAACTCCTGGTCGAAGGTCAGCGGGTCCATCTGCTTTCGCATCTCATCCAGGAACGCCTCGGCCCGCTCCCTGCCAAGGTAGAGATGCAGCACCTCGGACGCCTTCCAGTGGAAGTAGGCCGCATCACTCAATTCCCCGTTTAACACCTTCTGCGCGAATCGGTAGTAGTGATTCCGACCCCCAGGCACACCAATAACATCGATCCACCCCCCACGAACCAGCATCGGCATGATATGCTCATCCAGGACGTCCGGGCGACAATCAGCATATTCGTCGATCACCCCGCCATCCCAATCCCCGCCCTCAATGCGAGCGGGCTTGTCCAAGCCCGCCACCTTAAGGATCGCCCCCTGCCACAGCTTGATCGTCAATTCGCTCTCACTGATGTCGATATCGGGCCGTCGCGTGCGCAATGCCCAAACCGGCACCATTGCCTTCAAGTCGGCCCAGAAAATATCCTTGGCCTGCTGTTGGGTGGGAGCACACGCAAAGAAGCGACCGTTCGGATAGGCATGGAATTTGATCGCACGACTCACCACCCTTCGCTTTGACGCCTCAGTCTTGAACGATCGCCTCCCCGCCGGCACCGTATTGATCCTGGCCATGCTGGTCAGGTAAGCATATTGCCGCGGGTCCAGCTTGCATCGCGTCCATCGTGGCGTCAGATACTTACCCATCGACAGCCTCATGCGAATCGCCGATCTCTTTCATCATCCCGCGAATCAACTCCGTCGGCGACTCGCCTTCGTCCGGCGGGCGGACATTGTGTCCATACTTCTGCGGCAATTGCAGGGTCATCATCCTATCGGTGATTTTGGCCGCAAGTTTTATGTTCCCCGCCGCCTCCGCCTTGAGGATATAGCTGTGCATCCGGGCCAGATAGCCCGTCACCAATGTTGCCCTCGCGCGTGCGCGTATGTCTGGCAACGATTCCGGCTCCCGGTTGCCGATCCTCACCTTCCGTCTCTTGAACAACCAGTCCTGGAGCGTCTTGAATTTGATACCGATGCGGTCGCAGATTTCACGATCCGACAGCGAAATCTCGCTGCACATCTGCCAATAATATTCGAGCTTCTCCGCGATCTCAGAAGTCAACGTGGTTCGACGTCCCATCGTTCACAGCCCCCTCTCAGGCTTGCGGCGACGGCTCTGTGTCGGCTTCCTCTTCCGGCTCATGGGCCAGGACAATCTCAGCCATCTTCGCCAGGATGCCCGCAATGTTCCTGACGTTGTAGGCCCCCGAGGTCTTTGCCACAGCCTCCCGAAACGGCTCGAAGGCCGGGAACTCTTCCACCAGAACATCCCCGCTCTTGGCCAGCAGATTGATCGCGTCATCGAATTGGGCTTTCTGCTGCGGGAGGAACACGACGTTCAGCACTTCATAGTCCACGTCGAGCTTGACTTCCTCCATGCCCACAGGATCGAACTTCTGTCCTTCGAGGTCGGGAAGTCCAACCCGCAACCTTTCGTTCAGGTCATCGATCGAGCGATATAGTTCCGCAAGCATCTGCGGGTCGTCCTCGCCATTCAAGCTGTTGTGCTGCAACTGTTTAGAGAGAATCTGATCCGTGGTCAATTCCCCCTCGATGCACAATAATGGTTGGCGTTCCTTTGCTTTTTGCGGCCATCTGCATTGACTCCATCTACCACTGATTAGAAGTATCGCTCACAGTCAACGCTCCTGCAAGTCTTTTTTTAGGGATGGGGAGAGGCCGAAGCCCCTCCCCGCGACGATGATCATTTCACTTTGAGCAAGTCGAACGCTCGCTGCTCCAATTGCCGGCCCGACCCGAACATCATCGAGTCGAACGACACTTCCTCTTTCGTCTTGCCCGGAGAGACGTTCGACGTCCGTTCATGCGTGACGAACTCGGTCACTGCATTGAATGCCGCCCACCGGGTCCCGGCCACCGCATCGTTTCCGCTACCCGAGCGAGCCAGTTCCCTGATCCGGTCCCGCTTCTTGGTGGCCCCAGCCGAAGCCTTCGCCTTGCCATCCTCCCCCTTCTTGGTGTCCGGGAAGAGCGTATTGACAAACCGGCTCAGGTCCGACTCTCGCATGGTGGCATCCAGCATCTTGTTGAACTCGCGTTCCATGTGCTTGTAGTACAGATCGGCCAGCCCGAGAACCCGCCGAGCCTCGGACACCTTGTCCTTGTAGCTCTGCGTGTGGCGAATGCTGATGCACTGCTGGCTCTGCTCACCCACCGCCACCGCCAGGGTGTTCGCACAGACCACCCGCACACCCGTCATCCGGGCCGTGAGCGCCATCGAGCCATCATGCGAGGTGGCCAGCAGTACGTACCGCTGAATTGTGTCGCCGCCGACCACGGAATCCTCGGGGAGTTTCAGGGTGATGAAGATTCGGGTACCACCGAACAGCGATCCCGCCGTGTGGTACAGGGCTTGGCCCTCTCCGACGATCGAATCCAGAAAATCAAAACATTCGTGGTTCTGAATGATGTTGTAGGAGGCCCCCACCACGCCCAGCACCTTCTCGTCGTCCGTGCGAACCACGCCGAACTTGCCGTCGATCTTCGATCCAACAACAGGAATGCCGTCCACTTCATTCCTGCCTCGGATGAAGATTTCCCTCTTCTCGCATTCCCAGTCCAGACCGGCCAGCTTGATTGCCGCCGCCGCCGTGACTTCTTTCTCGACTTTCGTCCCCAGTTTGTGCCAGGGCGTTTCGCCAGCGTACATCATGCAGGCATTGCCGTCTCTGATTTCGATTTCATGTGCCATCGTCTTTCCCTTTCCTATTGAGGTGGTGAATGATGTTTTATTCTATACATAGTATATCGGCAAATACGCGTATTGTCAATAGGAAAAATCGACAAAATCCCTATTTTTTTATGGCCTTGGGCCGGAATGTGAATCCCCCGCCTTGATAGCCTCCAGCCGCGAAATAGCAGCTTTACTCGACTCATAATAGCCAACGTTCTTCTCAACTCCTATCGCCCGATAGCCAATCGCATTGGCTGCCGCCACCGTCGAGCCCGAACCTGCAAACGGATCAGCAACGATCCCTTCGCCCAATGGCAAAGCCATATAGACCACCCGCCTCAGAAAGGATTGTGGTTTCAGGCTTGGATGATCGGCGATCTCCCGCTCTTGTCGAGGGGTTCTCTGACTGGCAATCAAATCCACGCACGGAGAGCCGTTGCCGTTTCGACGCAGCCCGCCCGTCTGGTACTCACGGAGACAATCGCTGACTTTCATCCGCACCGGGAGTGGCTTTCGCAATAAGCCCCACGGTTCATAGCACCCTTTAGGCAGCGATGCTACACCGGGAAACTCAGATTCGGCGTTCTTCGGTCGGTCACCGCCACGCAAGGTCTGGACCGTTCTAATGATCTGTCCCCGGAATTCCAGCCCTCCATCCACCAGTGCCGAGTACAACAATTGGGCGATAAAGGCGTTGGTCGCAATAAAGACATGCCCCCCTGGACGCAGAGAGCGAAGCAGCAACTGCGCCCAATCCTTGAAGAAGTAGTACAGCCTCTCACGCTCTTCGCCGTTCAAAGCAGTAAACCGTGGCAATGGCGCTCGCATGTGTCCATCAAAGGACGGCGGTATGCGCCAAATCCCACCTCGCCCAGCCTCTCTCTTCTTGAGTTGATCCAGATCATACTCCTTTAAACCGTACGGTGGGTCGGTGACTATCGCGTGCAGGCTGTCCCCCGGAATTCGTGCGAGCCATTCCAGGCAGTCCGCATGAAGAACGCATCCGCTGCCTACCTGTACATGATCGTAGTCTAAAGCAAGCCGTGCGAGTTCGTGCATTTGTCATCCTCAATTTATTACAGAGCACAAGATCGACCCACCTATCCTGGTGGCAGTCATTCATGTGCCTCTTTGTTGGGCATGCAGATTCTACTGTCATGGCACGAACTGGTCAACTTTCCCACCAAAACAGCCATTCACCGTCACCGTTTCACCTTTCGCGTGTCCGTCTGCGTGAACCTTATCCCCTCCAGGTGCTTGGCCAGATCCTCCTTGATGTAGTACCGCTTGCCGTACTTCTCGCACAGCTCGATGGCCTTGGCCCCGAACGAGCGCCAGTCGATCTTCGCCTCGCGTTCGGGATCGTGGTTCAGCTTGCCGATCTTGTAGAGGTCTACGAACTCGTGCGTCTCCCGGATGATCCGCAAGG